AAGAGCTTGTCTTTTAAGAGCATCCATAATTCCTTCCATAGAATCTTGGTTCTTTCCCTTAAATCCATCAACAAAGCAATTAATATATGTTGTTCCACGCAAAGGAATTCCTGCATTAGAAAGAATCCTACCACCTGGAACAAATTTAAAATTAGTTAATAACTCTTCAAATTTTCTAGCCCAATTTTTTGGATCTGTCTCATTTTGTGCTAAATCTATCGCAACGCGTTCTAATGCATCACTTATTGTTTCGTCTCCATATCTGTAAGTGTGGTCGAATATCTCTTTACTAAATTCGTTTCTAAAAACTGTAAATAATTCTTTAACTTCTGGTGATGATTGTATCATATTGGAATCCTTATTAACTGATTGAAGGTAGAAAAAGCCCGGAGTACTTCCGAGCTACCCTATATAAAATAAATATGTTTATGAACATTTTTTATCCTAAATTAGCAATCTTATCTTTTAAACTTTTTCGGAAATCAACGTGCCCCTTCTTCATGTCAGTGGTTGTTGACTGTCCCTTTGCTGTATCTGGCTCATATAAATTAAATTGACCATTATTTGTATCAATTTTACAGGGGAGTGTCATGCCATCCGGTCCAAATCTATTTTTTATAATGTGTACACGACCCGTGAAATACACTTTGTCGGTAATTTTTCTTGATAGTGACATTAAGAAATCAGCGACCATTACTTTTCCATACGATCCAGCTGTTTTATCAGCTTCAATAATGTCATTTTCTAGTGACGAACGATTTGCTTGAGTTGCAGTCCAGATTGGAATTTCATATTCGCCGCCCATTCCTCTTAATTCTTCATATAATTCTTCTAATGCTTCGTGTCTGTCTTTCTTGCCATTAATCCTAAGTAAATCTGCATAATCAACAATAATTAAATCTGGCTTCATACCTTGAATCATTGTTTTCTCAATGTGTGCCTTTAATGATAAGATTCCTGCTGATTTAGTTGGGTAATATTTTACAACTAGATTGCCTGGAATTTTAGACATTTTATCTTTTATTGCATCTTGATGATTTTTTAAATCCTGAGCTTTAATTCCCGTTAAAACTGAGTCATATCTCTGACCTACATATTCTTTATTTAATTCTAATGTATAATGTAATACATTCTTGCCTTGTTTAAGTGCATTTGCTCCAATATTGACAAGCATCCAAGATTTACCAATTCCAGCGGGAGCCATTACTACTCCCAATTCGCCTTTTCCCAGTCCACCATCCATTATGTCGTCTACAACATCCCAACCGGTTTCAACTGTGTCTCTTGCTGATTCTAAATATCTTTCCATAACTGTTTCCTTATATATTAGGCCAATATCTGTGTCGGCACCAGCTTTCATAGCTGAATCTATTTTACTTTTAATTTCATCATACTGGCCCATTTTTAATAGTCCAACCGAATCCATTATTGCGTGTTTAATTTCTTGATTTTTACAGAATTTTAAAATCTCATCTTTTACAAATTTTAATTCTGATTGAGATCCTTTTGCGAATCGAAAGACTTCTTTCAATTTTTCTAAGATGTCCATTTTTAAAATGTCATCATCCTCAGATGTAATCTTTACTTTGAATACATCTGGTGCAGGTGGTTCTTTATATTCTTTGAAGTGATCTAAAATGGTATCTAATATCCAGGAATTAGCATCCGAATCGAAATACTCGGTTTTGATTATATCACCAATTTGTTGTAAGAATATTCTATCTGTGAAAAGGCCTGCTAATACCTTTATCTGAAAGGTTGGGCCGTACTCTGTGAGTTTTTCATCTGTCATACTTAGATTATATTAAATAAAGTACAGCAATCCAAGTTTATTTCATTTATTTGTCTGCTGTGCGAATGCGTCTAATGACATCCACGTTGAGGATAGCCACTCCGGCATATTTTTCATTGCAGCCCACATTCTGTCTTGCATGAATATTTTTTGAAATTCCATTTTATTTAATCGTGGAATGGGAGCATCTAAAATGTTCCTAATAGCAGATGTTTTATTTGAGGAGAAATCTAATTCTTTTAGATTCATTAATCTGTAATTCAATTCTAATACTTCTCGTCCTGCTGCTATTGTTGAATGGTTAATTGGGACTTTCTTTTTTTGCTCTAATAATAATGCTGATTTCATTTCAATTTTCTGCATTACATAATCAATCGACAACTCACGTTGTGATGATAGTTCCGGAAATATACTTAATAATGTCTTATCTCCTACTCCACGTAATCCTTCAATATTGTCTGATTTATCACCAGTGAATGTTCTATATAATACAAAGTTCTCAGGCGAGACTTGGAATTCATTTAATAATTCCTCTCTATTATACATTTTTTTCTTAGTAGGAGACCAAACTTGAATGTGATCATCTATTAATTGATAGAAATCCCTATCGGTGGAAACTATCGTAATTTTTTTGCTTATGTCATGATACTTGTTTGCAATATATGCAATTGTATCATCTGCTTCAATCCCGTCAATTGAAAGAAAGGTAAGTGGTAAGGCATCTAAATACTCAATTAATCTCTGAAATTGTTGTTTCATTAATTCCTGTTCGTCTTCTATAGATGTCTCGGTGTGATCGTATCTTCTCAGCTTTGTCTTATTCGCTCGATTTGCTTTATATGCAGGAGATATTGATTTTCGCTTTTTTGACCCACCGACTCCATCAAATACTATGATACAACGTGAAGGTTTATTGTCTCGAATTGCTTTACCGACTGAATACAAGAATCCGGTAATTCCGCCTACGTGTTCACCGTCTTCATTTGTTGAGGGAGTTGCTGAGAATGATCTAATAAAGGTATTCAGCCCGTCGAAAACCATAATGTGATCATTGACATTCGACGGTACTGAATCTCTTCCTTGTTCTACTAACTCGATATATTTTTTAATATTATCGTTCATCCTATAACTTATTCTTCTGAGACCATATCCTCATCTATAACTACATCATCTATTCCGCCATCTTCGTTCGCTTTATACTTGAATATGTACTCATTACAAATTCGTTCGTGTAAACGAGCTTTAACGTCTGGGAAATTAATGACTTTTTCTACAAAATCCTTAGACATAAATTTATATTCGCCTAATACTTCTGCTGTGGATGGATCGATATCTATATATACATACGAGTTTCCAGATTTTGTTACTAAATTGAAATCTTTCATGACGTGTAACCAACCACCATAGTTGTCGATACCAGAATCGAAATAAATTTCGTATTCTAATTCCCTATGTGGAGGTCCTAGTCGATTTTTAACAACAATAACCTTTGTCTTAACTCCGACTACTTGTTCTTTTCCATTTACCTTTGCTTTAATTTTACCGAGATTTTTCAATCTCAATCTAACTGAAGCGTGGAATGGAATGGCTTTACCACCTGAAGTTGTATATGGGTCTCCAAATGCTACGCCTAACCGTACTCGAAGTTGATTAGTAAGAATCAGACAAATCTTTTCTCGAGCGATTTCATTAGTTACTTTTCTCATTGCTTTTGAAAGTATAATTGACTTAGCGGTAGCATAACCATCTTTATCAAATTCCTTTTCCATTTCAATTTTTGTAGATGCTCCCATAATGGAATCAACTACAATAGTAACCACTCTATCTTTGTCTGTGTCTCGGACTTTTTTAACAATTACATCAATGGTTTCGAAAATCTCTTCCACTGTTTGCATTGGAATGTAAATCATAGCTTTCAAATCAACACCAATTGCTTGCAAGAACTCTGCACTAGTAGCTGACTCTGTATCAATATACACTGCCAAGCCTCCAGCTTTTTGAGTTTCTGCGAGGGCATGAGCTACTAGTAATGACTTACCAGTTGCCTCCAATCCAGTAACTTCGGTAATTTTACCTACTGGAAATCCTCCTTGTGGTTTATTTGAGATTGCTAAATCTAACATATCAAAACCAGATTTTACCCAAGAACTAACTTTGGTAGGTGAATCTGCGTCTCCATCTAAGAAGAACGCAGATTTATAATTCTGACCTTTGAATTGTTTGTTTACATCGCTTGCAATTGAACTTGCTAATGAGTCCTCTAGTTCAGCCTTTTTCTTTGACATTAACTAGTCTCCTACTGTTTCTTTTTTGCTAATTGTTCAAAAACATTTTCCATTTCCGCTTCAATGTCTGTTGTTGAAGTTGGTTCTGGAGTTTTTGATGCTGCAGGTGTTGCTGCTTTTTGTGCCGGCACATCTGAATCTGCTGATTCTGGATCTGACCATTTAGATAGCTGATCTTTAAGCTCTTCATAAGAAGGCTCTGGAAAGACATCTTCTATCTTTGCTTGCTTGTTCATGATCATGTCTGCGACTTTTTTGTCAGTCGTTGCTGGCACTTGAGTCGGCTTCATGATGATGAGTGTTTTTGGAAAGTTAGTGTCTGATTTCTCTTTAGGGATAAATGTAACCTTGATATCTCTACCATTGGTTAAATCTGTAATATCACCCCAATCTGGATCAGTCATAATTTCCATTAAAGCTTTATAAATTTGAACTCCAAAGCCCCAATATTTAACACCTTCGTCCTCTTTACCTCGTACTATAATTGGTACATAAGTACGCAATTTTGCATCGATTTTCTTTCCTTCATCCCAGCTGTCGCCACCCTCTGCTTTGAGGATATCTGCTAGTTCACAGATTGGATCAGGATTTCCATATGTCTTGGGAGACAATGTAGATTTATCCGTCACTTCATAGTGAAAATATAATTCATGAAAAGGGGTATCTGGTAAAAGAGCACCATTGTCGGTGTGTTGTGGTGGAACGATTCTGATAATCTGCTCACCTTCTTTTGGTTTCCACGTTTGGCGACTG